GAGATTATAACTTACATTACAGTGAACTTACGCAATTAATACGTGCTTATAAGAGTTATAAGAAAGCTAAAAACAAAATTGATTTTACGGATATGATAGAAGAATTTGTATTGCAAGACTCTCCTCCGGATATTGATGTTTTAATAGTAGATGAAGCGCAGGACTTATCTACATTACAATGGAAAATGATTGATGTTTTACGCAAGGGTCCTTCAACACAAATATTTACAGGAGATGATGACCAAGCTATAATGAATTTTCAAGGGGCTGATGTAAAAGCTTTTTTAAATGCAACGGAGAAAAAAGAAGTTTTGAGTCAATCATATAGAGTTCCACCGCCAGTTTTTGATTTAGCACAGGCCATAGTCTCACAAATAGAGGATAGAGCCCCTAAAGAATGGCAACCTAATCCTAAAGAAGGATCAGTTAACTTTCATTTAAGACTTGAAGACACTCCTATTGATGAAGGACAATGGACTATCCTTGCAAGAACTAATCATATTTTAGATAGATATGCGGCAGAACTCATAAATGAAGGATGGATTTATAGTCGTAATGGTCATCCTAGTATTCCTAAAAAACAGTATGAAGCTATTGTAGCATGGGAAAATCTATGCAAGGGAAAAGAAATTACAATGCAAGAAGTCCGTACTATTTACTCTTTAATGAAGGTTAATGAAGGTTTTAAAAGAGGTTTTGGCCCAAGGTCTCAACCTCTTTTAAATGTAAGTGGCGATATGTTATTAACTATAGACTATCTGCGTAGTGATCTGGGGTTATTGGTGGATGGAGAACAACGATGGCATCAAGTGCTAGGAAAAATAGGATTACAGACACAAAACTATATTTTAAATGCTTTAAAACGTGGAGATAATGTTAAGTCTCCTCGACTTAAACTAAACACTATTCACTCTATGAAGGGTGGCGAAGATGATAATATCTTATTGATTCCTGATATTTCTTACGCTGCTTATAAAGAATATGAAAGATATCCTTCTATAGAACACAGAGTCTTTTATGTTGGAGCAACCAGAGCTAAAGAAAACTTACATATTATGCAACCCCAGACAGAAAGGTATTATAACTTATGAGACCTAAAGAAATCTTAACAAAAGCCACTGAGTTAGTGGGAGGTAAAAGAGCCGAACAGCATGGAGATTATAGGCTTCTTCATGTGAGGATAGCTAGTTTATGGTCTGCCTATCTGCAAGCTAAAGTTTCTCCTAAGCAAGTTGCTTTTTGTATGACGTTACTAAAAGTATCGAGAGATGAGCAAGGAGTTTTTAATCCTGATGATGGAGTGGATGCCACGGCGTATGCAGGAATTTGGGCGGCATTAGCAGCGGATTATGGAAACGACGACGATGTATGAGCAAGATTTATTTAATGAGCCGACATGGGTTCCGCCAATTGAGTTACCGGATTTATCTAAAGAAAAAATTATAGCTATAGACGTAGAAACAAGAGATCCTCGTTTATTAACCCATGGACCAGGGTGGACTAGAGACGATGGCAACCTTATAGGTATAGCAGTTTCTTCTACTAAATGGACAGGATATTTACCCATTGCTCACGAAGGGGGAGCAAACTTATCTAAAAGTTTAGTTATTAGATGGTTAAAAGATCAACTTAAACACGGTATGTCTGTAGTGTTTCATAACGCACAATATGATTTAGGGTGGTTAGCGAGCGAAGGAATTGAAGTTCCAGGAACAATACTTGACACAATGATTGCAGCACCGTTACTAGACGAAAATAGGTTTTCGTATTCTCTTAACACATTAGGAGCAACCTATCTGGGTGAAAAGAAAAAAGAAGATGAGTTACGGTTGGCAGCTAGTCAGCACGGAGTAGATGCAAAAAAAGAAATGTGGAAACTACCAGCCTCTCGGGTTGCCGGATATGCTGAAACAGATGCACGACTGACATTACAGTTATGGCATGTATTAAGACGTAAACTTGCAGAAGATAAATGCGATCAAATTCTAGAATTGGAATTAGCATTGTTACCTATTATCTTTAAAATGCGTCGTCAAGGAGTTCGTGTAGACTTAGAAAAGGCTGAAGCCACTAAAAAACTATTACTAGGGAAAGAACAAAAACTCTTATTAGAGGTAAAGAAAGAAACGGGAGTGGACATTGAACCGTGGACGGCGACTTCTTTAGCCTCAGCTTTTGATAAATTAAACTTGACATACGAAAGAACAGCTAAGTCGGATGCGCCAAGCTTTACTAAACATTTTTTAAAGAATCACCCCCATCCTGTAGCAAAAAAGATTTTAGAAATACGAGAATACAATAAAGCCAACACTACTTTTATTGAAACAATCCTCCAACACCAATACAAAGGCCGTATTCATTGTCAGTTTAATCAACTACGATCCGGGGACGGTGGCACAGTAACGGGGAGATTTTCTTCCAGTCATCCTAACCTTCAGCAAGTACCGGCCAGGCATCCTGAAATAAAAAAATTAATTAGAGGCTTGTTTATTCCTGAAGAGAGATGCAAGTGGGGAAGTTTTGACTACAGTGCCCAAGAACCTAGGTGGCTTATGCACTATGCTTCCTTAGCACCAGACACAAAAGATAATGTAAGAGTACAAGAAATTGTAGAGTCCTATCAAAGTGATGACTTAGACTTTCATCAAATGGTAGCGGACATTGCGGGCGTAGAAAGAAGTTTGGCTAAGACTATTAATTTGGGGATTATGTATGGCATGGGCATTGGTAAGTTAGCGGGGATTTTGGGAGATATATCTTTTGAAGAAGCTAAAACTTTACGGAATGACTACGATGAGAAAGTACCTTTTATTAGAGAGATGGCGGCGGCAGTTATGGCAGTAGCTACTCGTAAAGGAGAGATCCGTACTCTTATGGGGCGTAAATGCCGGTTTCCTATGCGGGAGCCTAAAGGGTTTGGAGGTTACAAAAAAGTTATTCACATGGATAAGTTAGAGGAAGAATGGGAAAATATCCAAGACACACCATTAGAGGAGCGCGACAAAGACTGGCGTAAGAAAAATCCTGTCAATTATCAGGTAGCTTTTACTTACAAGGCACTTAATCGTTTGATCCAAGCATCGTCAGCCGATCAGAC